CACCCTTGGCCCTGGTACATTGTAGGGCTTGAGGTGTATATTGACTATGTGCTAAGGGTGTATGCAGTGGAATGGATATGCACCTTTAGCCCTACGGCATTTATAGGCGCCTAGTGGATTGGGCGAGCGAATCGCCAAAGGGTGGATAAGGCGAGCCAATGACCAGAAAGGCGCAGAAAGCCCCTGGTGCATGGCATGCACTAAAAGGACGGCGCGCTGCGCCGGCTTGTTTATGGCGCGGGAAACCCGCGCCGCTGCTGGGCTCCAGCGTGAGGAGAAAGGACGGGCGATTGCGGAGGGACAATGTCGGCGCTATCGCGCTGGCTGTTTTTGGTCTTTTGTACTTTTGGCCCGTTGTACTTTTTCACCAATGGGCCTATATTGTGCGCACCACCAACAACCGAGGAGGGCGCGGCAATGGCTGCGAAGGTAATTTCAGTTCTGAATCAGAAAGGCGGCTCGTCCAAGACAACCACCGCCACCAACCTGGCCAGCTGTCTGGCCGTCAAGCATGGATACAAAGTCCTCCTGGTCGATCTGAACCATGACCAGGCATCGGCAACCGACTGGGCGGCATCCAGGCCCGAGGTGGAAGGCGACCCGGGCCTAATCCCCGTCATCGCCATGGGCAAGAATGTGGCGCGCGATCTGCCCAGGGTCTCCGGCGGCTACGACTTCGTCATCATCGACGGAATCCCCACCGTCGACGAAACGACCGCCGCCTCGATCAAGGCCGCCGACCTGGCGCTTATCCCCATCCAGCCGAGCCAGTACGACATCTGGGCCACCGTCGACCTGGTGCAGCTGGTGAAAGACCGGCGCGAGCTGACCGACGGCAAGCCACTTGCGCGCCTGCTAATCACCCGAGCCGTCCAGGGCACCCGCATCGAGCGTAACGCCGCCGAGGCGCTCGAGGGCTTCGAGCTGCCAATCATGCAGACCAAGACCCACCACCGCGTCGACTATGTCGAAGGCGTCGGCCAGGGGCTCAGCGTCATGGATCTGCCAGCCGACAACAAGGCGCGCCTCGAGATTGAGGCGATCACCGACGAACTGCTCGAGGTGCTGCAATGAGCGACAAGCCCGCTAAGCCCAGCATTGTTCGGCCCAGCCTGGCGCGGCCTGCAGCCACGAGCGATCGCGACCACGTCGAGAAGGCGCGCCGCGCCGTAGTGGCCGACGAGGGCGAGAAGCAGCTCAAGGTGCTGGCCGCGCCCAAGTACCACAAGGGCATGGCCGAGCTGAAAAACATGACGACCGAGGGCGTGCCGGTGAAGCACCTGCTGCTCGAGGCGATCGAGGATCTGTTCGAGAAGTACGGGCGGGGAGACGGCCGATTCAAGGTCGACGACGTGCCCGAGCTGCGGCGGCGCCTTGAGGCGCTGATGAAGTGAAGAAACAGCCCGGCAGCGGCGGCAACCGCTAACCGGGCCAGACACATAGACCTTGGAGGGTTCCCTATGTCCGCACGCGACTATACCACCGCGGCAAGCCTGCCGCTGCACCTGGCGCGAGATCCGCGCTATCGCGACCTGGTGCGCCAATTCGCCGAACAACAGTGCCTGACGGCCTGGCACGGCATCCTGCGCATGATCGGGGAGGCAGCCTGATGAGCATCACAGAGAACGTATCCAGCGCCATCGAGCCCGAGGATCTGCACCGCGTCCGCGCCATCGCCGCGGCCATCCTCGAGCACCAGGGCTTCCAGGCAAGCGAACTGCTCGACCTGGTGGTGAGAGAGCAGCCAGTAGCGCACAAGGCCACCAGCGCACGCGCTGGCGGGCTGGTGGCCACCAACAGCGGCAGCATTGCGCGCGCCACCGCTGCCGTCGACCTGGCGGCGGTGATCGTCAACTACCTGCGCGAGGAGTTCGAGATCCCGGGCGTCGACCACGAGCTCCTGCAGGCGCTGCAGCGGGAGGCCGGTCTATGAGTCGCCACACGTCCAGCCCCGCCGAACAGCTGCTCGGCCTGCTGTTTGGCGCTGGCGCCGCCCTGGTGGCCGGCCTAGCGCTGCTGTACCGCATGACCTGCGCCGCCCTGCAGGATCCCGAGACCAACGAAGACCAGGAGCAGCCATGAGCAGCCGCACCCCTAGACAAATCGCCGCCGGCCAGCGCCGCAGCCTGCAGGCCATCGAGAAGAAGATCCGCGCCATGTCCGCCGAATGGATGGACGAGGACGCATTCAACGAAAACCAGCTGGGCGACCTGGCCGACAAGGTCAAAGAGGTCTCCCGCGACCTGGTCGCCGAGGAGGAGTAACCCCATGCACCAAGCATCCCACGCAATCGCCCGCCGCTGGGTGGCGCAGAATGCCGCCATCCTCGACACGGAAACGACCGGCCTCGATGACCAGGCCGAGATCGTCGAGCTCGCTGTCGTCGCCTGCAGCGGCGAAACCCTCCTGCAGACCCTGGTCAGGCCGACGCGGCCCATCCCTCCAGGAGCGACCGAGATCCACGGCATAACCGACGCCATGGTCGCAGACGCCCCGAGCTGGCCCGAGGTGCAGGCCCAGCTGCTGCAGATCCTCGAGGGCCGCCAGTTGGTCATCTGGCACGCCGACTACGACCTGCGCCTGATCGAACAGAGCGCCGCTGCGCACGGCATCGAGGCGCCCGAGCTGTACGCTGAGTGCGCGCAGTCGGTCTATAAGCGCTTCTGGCAGGAGCCCGGCGAGGATCCGGGCAGCGTGCGCCGGCAGCGCCTGACCAAGGCCGCGGCGCAGCAGGGCATCGAGATCACCGGCCAGGAGCACCGCGCCGAGGTCGACTGCCTGACCACCCGCGGCGTCATCCTGGCAATGGCCAGCGGTGCAGGCGCCAGGTGGCGCCCGCTGGTCGTCAGGCCGCCGATTGTCGTCAAGTGCAAGGAATGCGGCGCGGACGACCTGACCTGGCAGACCCACAACGTCAACCGCTCAGGCGTGCAGGATGGCCGCCTCAGAACAGGCGACATCGAGTGCCAGTGGTTCCTGGGCTGCAATCACTGCTCGGAGACCCTGGCCACGCTCAGCGCCGACCAGGTAGCCGAGCTGATGAACGCGAGCCGCGACGACCAGGAGGCCGCCGACGCGAGGCGCTACCGCAAGCTGCTGCAGGCGGGCCTGCGATTCATGGCCGGCGGCGTGCTCCACAAGACCAAGGCCGAGACCGACGCGGCAATCGACGCGCTACCGGATCCGCTCAAGATAGGCGGCATCGAGGTGAAGATCGACGAGACCCTGCCGCCTGGCACCTGGCGCATCAGCGGACAGGCGGGCGGGCGATGACCGAGAAAACAGCAGCCAACGCCACGCATCGGCTGTATTGCGAGCACGTTTGCAGGTGGCGCAAGACCTACACCATGCCCTGCCACGTGCTCAAATCCATGCCAGACGGCCGGCTCAAGATCCTGGTCTTCGGCGAGCGCCACTGGAAAAGCCGAGAGCACATAAGCCGAGTCCGGTACGTCGAGGCCGGCAGAGTCGAGCCCACCATGTAACCCACCCCACAAGCCCGCCACCTCGGCGGGCTTTTTGTTACCCTGCCGGCCATCTGCCACAACGGAGAAGCCTGCAGGATGAAGAAAAGCACCAAGATTGTGCTCGGCCTTGGCGCCGTGGCGATCGCTATCGGCGCATACAAAGACCTCTCGGGCCGAGAGACCAACGGGCTGGCCAACGCCCACAAGGCGGCCGGCTACGACCCCGCGTGCGAAACCCTGCAGACCGACGGCGAGACCTGGGCGCTGTGCTCGATCGGCCGCAGCGCACCGGCCGTATGGCTGCAGCGCGGCGAGGCCTGGGCGACCGGCAACGGCGTGGCTCAGGTTGTGGCCAAGCGCCTCGAAGAGCGCGGCCCTGGCCCCTACCAGCACCTGCCGCGCCTGTACGTCGACCGCGAACAGCCCGTCATCATGCCGGCGCTGGTGCGCGCCAAGCTGTAGCGGACCCAGAAACGACAAAAGCCCCCACCGCCGCGAGGCAGTGGGGGCTTTTCTTTGCACTCAGGCGATCTTGGCGAAGCGCTCAATCGGCGGCTGCTCACGGTGCTCAGCCTGCCATAGATCATAGTCGGCCTGCACCGCCAGCCAGGTCCGCGCGCTGCCGATGCCGGCCCGCTCGAGGCGTACCGCGAGGTCCGGGCTGATCGGCGCTCGACCGTGCACAACACGCGACAGGTGCTCGCGGCCATAGCCAAGGCGGCGCGCAAACTCGGCAACCTTCATATTCAGCGCCGGCAGCACGTCCTCGAGCAGAGTCTCGCCCGGGTGCGGGGGGTTAAACATAGACATAAGGCGCCCTCCTCTCAGTGATAGTCCAGGTAATCGACCAGCTCTACGTCGGTGCCGACGAAGCGGAAGACAACCCGCCAATTACCGCTGATGGTGATCGACCAATAGCCGGCCATGTCACCTTTCAGCTGATGAAGCCGCCAGCCCGGGAAATCCACGTCTGCCGGAGCGGCGGCGCGATCCAGAAAGGGCAGCACGCGGGCCAGGCGCTTGGCATGGTCGGCCCGGATGCCTTTGGTCGACCCGGTTTCGTAGAAGACCCGAAGGCCCTTGTGCTGGAAGCTCTTAATCATGAGTTAAGTGTGGCGCAATAGATCACGCTTTTCAAGTACAAAAGTACAAAAGAGAAACCCCGCTCACTCTTGCCGCCCGTCGGGGTAGGACGCCTCAAGGGTGCAGCGGTAGCTCTGCTGGCGGGATCCGCTGGCAGTCACCTTGTCGATCGACCAGGTGCCGCGCATGAAGCTGGGCCAGCTGTCGTCGAGCTCGAGCAGCCCCTCAGCACCGAACGCCGGATTGCCCGGGCAGTCGATCCGCAACTTCGCCGCCTCGCGCTTCGTCTTGCGGTGCTCGCCCTCGGCCGCGGCCTTCGCCTCAGCTTCGTCCTGGTACCGCTGGCGCACCGTCTTGAAGGGCGCCTCGCCCACCTCCACCACGCATTCCTTGCCGGCGCTGCCGTCCCACCAGGTGGTCTTGCAGCCCTTGAAACGGACCCGGCTGTCCTGGTCGATGCTCGCCGCGATGAACGCGCGATCGCCCGGCCGGTTGTCCTTCGTCACCGAGAGGGTGACCGGGGGCAACGGCTTGCCGCTCAGCGACTTGACCTGGCCGCGACGGGCCAGCACATACAGGTCGTTGACCGGCTTCGTTACAGCGTCGTAACGCCGCGCGAGGCGCGTCAGAAAGCCCATGTCCGTTTCGTTCGACTGGTCGACGTGAACGACCGGGACCGCGTCCAGCTCGGCCGCCACGCGCGGCGAGAAGCCGTGCTTGGTGGTCAGCTGGCGGAAGATCTGGCCGAGCGTAGTCATGGCGTAACTGGCCGAGCGCCTGGCCTTGAAGCCGGTCTCGTCCTTCACCTTGAACGGCGCCGCGGTGGCCACGATCAGCAGCAGGGCCGGGAACAGCTGGGGCGTGGTGCGCGTGACGACGAACTCGCCCTTGTCGACCAGGCCCGTTTCCTTGTAGCCCACGCGCAGGCCGATCTTGCCGTCGACGCTGGGCAGCCCCTCGAGACCCTCGATGTTCACCGTCAGCTTGAGGGTGTCCGACTCGATGCCGGCGGCGTCGACGTGCTCCCAATCGACCAGGCGCGCGTTAATCAGCGCCGCGTTGGCGCCGTAGATCTCCACCGCCGGGGTGTATCCGATGGCCATGTATCCTCCTCAGTCCCAGGCAGTGATCGGCGCCGCCTGAGCCGGCTTGCTGGCCAGCTCGGGCAGGTTGACCCACAGGCCGGACGGCAGGGCCGCGCCGTGCTCGGCCAGCCCCGGGTTGACCAGCCAGAAGGCCTCCTCGGCCTCGTCGTCAGAGCGTCCCAGCTCCCGGTAAAGCAGCACGTTTGCCGAGTCTCCGGCGATGGTTCTAACCCGTCGCATTGACGAACTCCTGCAGCTCGAGCGTCCACGACAGCAGCGTGGCGGTGCCGTCGTCGATCACCCGCTCCTGGTCTTCGTTGACGGCGTCGATTCGCCAGCGGCCCCACACCCGGCCGATTCCGTCGACCAGGGTGTAGGGCTGGCGGGCGTCGGCCATGGCGCGCAGCTCGTCGAGCTTGGCCATGCCGGCGCCCAGCTGGGCCTTGCCGCTCAGGCGCAGGGACTCCAGGCCCTGGCCGGTGTTGTGCGACATTGGCTTGCTGCTGATGATGTCCAGATCTACCCAGCCGCCCGTGGTCTTGCGCGAGAGGCGCTCATACGGGAAGCCGGTCGCGAGCCCAAAAACGAACTCGCCCAGCGCCATCTGCTGTCGCATCAGTCACTCCCATCGGTCAGCGCCGCCCCGCGCCGCACGGCGAGCGGATCGGCCATCATCAGCGGCACGAACTCGCCGCGCATTTTCGCCATCACCTGGTTGGCCAGCGCCTCGCTGGTGGCCTGGTCGGCGCCGTTGACTTGGATCTGGGGCGCGAAGGTGATCTGCCGGTTGTCGGCATTGGTCACCGCCGCCGCGACCTCGTCGGGACTGCGCAGGCGATCGACCGCGGACCCGGCCATGCCGCCCAGGGCGCCGCCGGCCTCGCTGCCCAGCCAGGCGCCCAGGGCGCCGCCGAGGATCCCGCCAATAGCGGTACCGATGATCGGCACCACAGAGCCCAGCGCTGCGCCTGCAGCAGCACCGGCCCACATGCCGCCCATGCCGCCCGCGGTCGAGCCGATCGATTCGCCGTAGTCCTCGCCGGTCGATTCGTCATCCATCACCACCTGGGCGAGATCCACCGCGCCGGCCGCCAGCATCAGCGCGCCGCCGCCCTTCATGCCCAGGCCTCGACCACCCCGGCCTGCTCGACCGCCGCGACCGCCGCGACTACCCCGGCCGCCGAGATCGCCGACCCCGCCGCCAGTGCCCAGGCGGGCCATGGCAGCGTTCAGGCGCATGACCGCGCCGTCGGCCGTCACCGCCGTGCGGGCGGTGGTGGCGTCGAGCTTGGCCCGAGCCAGTCCGGCCTTGTTGAAGGCCTGGCCAACCAGCAAGCCGGCGAACTTGAGACCGAGCGCGCCGACCTTCAGCGCCGCCAGCGCACCACCGGCCACAGCAATGGCCGCCGTCACGTTGGGGAAGGTCTCAGCCGCCCAGCTCAGGCCGTCGACCAGGGCGCCCAGGGGCACCAGGACGGCGTCCAGGGCGGGCAGCATGGCGGTACCGACCAGGGTCGATAGCCGCGTCAGCTTGGCCACGAATCCGTTCCAGCCGGCACGCGAGGTGCTGGCCACACCCTCGGCCTCTTTCATCATCGAGCCGGCGCGGTCGGCGCCATTGGCCACCGCCGCGAAGGCTCGGTCGACCTCCTCGAGATTGCCCAGCAGCGGCATGATGGCGCCGATAGACTCGGAGCCGAACAGCTGGGTGGCCAGCGCGTTCTGCTCCTCCTCGGGCTGTTGCTTGAGCGCCTGCAGCACCGACCGGATCGTCTCCGGTGCGTTCTGCTGCATGCCCCTGGCCAGATCCTCGGGATCAAAACCCAGAGCATCCCAGGTCTCACGCTGACCCTTGGTGGCTGCCTTGCCCTTGGTCAGGGCACCGAGGAAGTTCTTAAATCCGGTGCCGGCGATTTCCTTCTCGGTACCCGGGTTGAGGAACGCCGTCGACAGCGCCGCGCTCTGCTCAGGACTCAGACCCGAGGCGCTACCAATGGCGCCGTAGCGTTTGACCACCGCCGCAATGTCGGCCGGCGTGGCGTTGAACTGGTTCCCCAGGTGGTTGGTGGCGTTGGCCAGGTCGAGCGTGCCGGCCCGGTCGAGCTTCATCGAGGCCCGCCAGCCGGCCATGGTCTCGCCGGCTGTCTGGGCGTCGATGTCGAACGCCGCGCCCATGATCGCCGCGTCGCGGGTGAACTCCATCACCGCCCGCTGCTTGCCCTCGCTGGTCTTCTCGTCGCCGCCGATGTTGGACTGGCCCGCGGCGTACTGGATCTTGGCGAGATCCACCGCGGTGATGCCGGCCGAGGAGATCAGCCGGTCGCTGGCCATGCGCAGGTTCTCCTGCGCCATCGCTTCGCGCTGGCCCTCCTCGAAGTTGATGACCTTGGCCACGTCGGCCATGGCCACCTCGAGGTTCATCGCCTGGTCTACCGGCTTTGCGGCCAGGTAGCCGATGGCGGCGGTCTCGAGCATCTGCCCGCGCAGATCCGCACGAGCGCCCCGATTCGCGTCGATACGCCCCTGGGCGCTGCTCACGGCCTCGAGCCGTGCGCGCTGCGCCTGCAGGGCCGCGTTGGCCTGTTCCGTGGCCGTCTCGAGGCGCTTCTGCTCGGCGGCCAGCTGACTGGTGTCCACTCCGGCCTTGGTCAGTTCGGCCTGCAGGCCCTTGAGCTGATTCCGCTCGGCCCGCTGCGCCGCTTCCAGGGTGCGCAGACTGGCGGTGTTCTTGTCCTGGGCGTTGTCCAGGCGCTTGACCTCGGCCGTGGCGCTGGCCAGCTCTCGGCCGAGCCGGTTCTGCTCGACGCGGGCCGCCTTGACCTGGGCGGTGCTGGCCGCTTCGGCGCCTTCCAGCGCCTTGAGCGTGGCCGCCGCCTGGCCATACTCCTGCTCGAGGCGGGCCACCGTAGCGGTGGCGGCCTGGTGCGTCTTGGCCAGGCTGGCCTGCTCGATCCTAGCCGCCTGCAGGGAGGCCTTGGTCTTGTCAAGCTTCTCGGTAAGCTTGGTGTAGCCGTCGGCAGACCGGGCGGCGCGGTTCAGCTTGTCGAGCTCGGCGCACTGCCCCTTGATCTCGTCCTGCAGCTGCTCGGCTTTCTTCGAGAAGTCGCCGAACGTCTTCGAGTAGGCGTCCACGGCAGCCAGCCGCAGCGAGTACTTCGACTTGGTGTCAGCCATGCCCTACCCCTTTTGCTTCACGCCCAGGCGCGCCATGGCCAGCTCGTAGCGGCGCAGCCCTTTGCCGGCATCCCACTCCAGAATCTCCGCCTCGCTCACGTGGTAAACGAGGGGCACGACATCGAGGATCACTTCGATGTCGCGTTCGGAAAGTAGTCCGCCGGTTTGTTCAAAAAAGCGTGCAGGCGCTCCTGCAGCTGCGTCCAATCGGGCAGGCTCAGCCGCACGATTTCCACGGTCGACAGGCCGGTGCAGTGCGCGCTGATGAAATCCGCGCGCTCGGCGTCGGTCTTGAGTTTGCGCATGACCTTGGTCGCCTTCATCGCTGGCACCTGCAGGGCGAGGCGGTCGACCGTGCGGCCGATAGCCTTGATCGGCACCAGGAGCTCGACGTCGTCGGGATCCTCGGGCTTGCGGCCCAGGAAGTAGCTGGCCGGCAGGTTGACGTACTCGTGCATGCGCTTGACCAGGCTCACGTAGTCGGGGCGCTTGATCTGCTCGAGCACCGACAGCGGCAAGCCGGTGGCCGCCAGCAGCAGGGCCTCGAACTGGTCGTCTTCGTCGTCGCCGACGGTGGCCAGGGCGGCGCGGTGCTCCTCGACGGTCAGGGCGCGCAGCTCGATGCTGGTCAGAGTCTCGCCGCCCTCGGTGGTGACGGGCCAGCGCAGCGGATGCGGTTCGGGTTTCCAGGTCATTGCGGGGATTCCTTGCAGACACGAAAAAGCCGCCCGTAGGCGGCTTGGTTCGAGGGTTGGAGGGGTTACACCATCAGGGCCAGGCGGCGGGCGCCCTTGAGCAGATCCACGCCGTTGACCACCACCTTCTGGGTGCGGGTGTCGATGTCGATCACCGGCACACCCATCTCCAGGCGGGTGTAGGTGCGCAGGGCAATTTCCAGCACGGTGACCGGCTTGTCGCCCATCTTGAGGGTCTTCTCCTCGAGCTTTTTCAGCTTGCCGCCCTGCACGTGGTAGGTGAACCACTCGTTGCCGTCCTGGTCTTCGCCGGCCTCCTGCACGGTCAGCAGCACCTCGTCGCCGCCGCTGACGCCCAGGGCCGCCATGATCGGCAGGCCGACGCCCTGCAGCGTCAGCTTGCCGGTCAGGGCCTTCATGCCGGTGGCCATCTCCTCGGGGATGTAGCGCCCGCCGCGCATCTCCTCCATGTCGAACTCGATCACCGGGGGATCGTAGTCGTCGATGGTCGCGTTAAGCGGCAGGCCTTGCAGGGTTGCGGTGATGATCTGCCGCACTCGGTTGGTAAGCATCAGAGAACGTCCTCCAGAAACTCTTCGATGATCGCGTCAGACGCATTGAGCTGGTAAATCATGTGCTCGTTGGGCGCGTAGCGGCCGTAGTCGATGCACAGGTACCAGGTGCCGTTCTTGTACTTCTCGACGCTGTTCAGCTCGGGGTGCAGGTACACCTTGCCGCCCGGGATGGTCTCGTCGGCCACCAGGGTCTGAATCCAGTCGTTGATCCGCTTGACCTCCTGCTCCATGAAGGTCTTGGTCAGGTTCTTGGCCATGACCTTCTGCGCCGCCTTCACCAGCTTGCGGGTGATCGCGTCCTCGAGGCCCACGTAGGAGATGAACTTGCCGGTGATCGAGCGGTTGCCCAGCAGCGAGAAGCCACCCAGGGTGGTGCGAGCGTAGTAGCTGACGCCGTAGCGGTTGAGCAGATCGCCCTCGGTCGACTTGTCGAGGATGTTGTACTCGACAGAGCGCGAGACGTCCGCCGCGTAGGTCACCTGGTTGCCCGGGCTCTCCCACTGCTTGACCGCGGCCATGGCTGCAATGGCCAGGCTCGAGGGCGGCAGGAACACGTTGGCCTTGGCCGCCTTGGAGTAGACCGCCGGCATCTGGTGAACCATGTAGCAGCGGTCGTAGCCCAGCTCGGCGCCGCCGATTGCCTGGCTGTTGACCACCTGGCCGGCCACGTCGGTGTCTAGGCCGTCGAAGACCACCCGCGCGCGGATCCGCTTGCCCAGGCTGGCCAGCTCGCTATGCACCGCCTGGGCGTCGGAGAAGCCCGGGGCGCCGATGATGGTCGGCACCTCAGCGCACAGCGCCAGGGCGCCGAGGCCGGTCACCTGGCCCGACGTCGCGTCGACGCCGCCGATCACGTTGTTGAGGGTGTCGGCCGGGGTGGCGCCCTCCTCGACCACGATCACATAGACCGGCACCTTCACCACTTTCAGGATCTGGTGGACGGTGTGATACAGCGAGCCGGCCTCGGTGCCGGCCGGATCCAGCAGCGCGGCCAGGGTAAAGCTGTTGATGCGGAACGGGGCGTTGCGCGGCACGCTGGCGTCAGCCTTGGGCGCGGTACCGACCAGGCCCACGACGTTGTCGCCAAGGCCGCCCATGGCCTCCGGGGATTCGGTCGTCTCGACGGAGACGCCGTTGTGCTCGAAATTGGTTACCTCGGCCATGGTCAGTCCTTAGCGGTGGTTTTCTTGGTGGTAGCCGGCGCGGCCTGTTCGGCCTCGAGCTCGGCGGTCAGCTTGATGCGGCCGGCCTGGCGCAGGGCCAGGGCCTCGACCTCGAGCAGGTCGACCTTGTCGCCCTTGCGCGTCCAGTGGCCGCCGCCCTTGGGATAGGGCACGAGCACGGTGTAGTTCTTGCGGTCTGCCATGGTGGCGTTCTCCTGTACGGCGCGGCTCAGCCGATCGCCTTGATGGGGTTGATCTCGAACGTGAAGCCCTTCCACTCGCGGGTCGGGTCGGCCTGGTAGTCCTCGAGCCAGTCGGACGGCTCAGGCTTGAAGCCCAGCTGCACGACCAGGGCGCGGCTGGCACTCCACTGCCAGACCCAATACAGGCCGTAGAAGCGCCACAGCAGGCCGGCGCGGGCCATCAGGAAGCGCACGCCACCCTTGCCCGGGTCGTCTTCCACCTCCTCGCGGCCCCACCAGGTACAAGCGGTGCGCGTCACCGGGCAGCCGAACAGGCGCGTGAAGCGCAGGTTGTTGGCCGGGTTGCGGAAGGCGAGCCAGACCAGCATCGAAAACCAGTGGTAGGCGCCGAGGCCGAACGGGGCGTTGGTGTGCCACCAGCCGCGGCGATCGCCCAAGGCGCCGTCGCGGTCATTGCTCCAGGGCCAGGCCCAACGCGGCAGCGTCACCAGGCACCAGGTGCCGGCGGCCTGGCTGAAACGCTCGGCGGTGTCGGCGTGGCGGGTGCGGAACGGCAGGGCCAGCGGCACCACGACGAAGCCGGCCAGGATGAAAGCCACGCGCAGCGGCAGGAGCACCGCCAGCTGCAGCACGAACAGCACCAGGTGAAGCGGCAAAAGCCAGGCACGCCAGCCAGCGGCCGGCGCAGGGATTGCGATCGACATAGGGGATCCTCAGAAACACGAAAGCCCCCAGGGTGGGGGCTTCCTGCAGACATAAAAAAACCGCTTTCGCGGCTTGGGTTATTTCAGATATGCCGGCCTTTCCGGCCACGCCACCGCGAATGGGTCGGGGCCATCCTGCGGGATGTCGCGCAGCGCCTGGCGATAGATGGCCACCTCGGCGCGCTGCGTCTCGCTCAGCGGGCTATCTGCCGTTTGCGTGTAGTCCGTCGCGCGCAACAGTTGATCGCGCTGCGCACGCACAGACGCCCACTGCATGCTTTTGATTTGTTCCGGCCCCGGCTGGGGCAGCTCTTGCTCAGCCATGATTATCCTCAGTTCCAGACCACGGTTTCAGCCAGCGACAACTTCGTCAGGAGGTCGCCGACGTTGAACAGCCGGCCATTGCCGACCCGCATGGTGTCGATCCGCAGCGTCGTGTAATAGGCACTCGGCAACAGAATCCGCAACACCACATTGCCATTGGCGTCCTTATAAACCGCCGGCGACATGCTCCCGAATGCCGCAACGTTTTGCAGCGACAAGGTCGGTTTGTAGCAGTAACCGACCATGGTTTCGTCAACGATCTGCGACGAGCCATAGCTGTAACCCTTGATGTTGAACCAAAACATTTCAGAGTTGACGTTAACGTTTAGCGGCACCTTGAAATGCACATAAACGTTTGTATTCGTCCCGAGATCGACGGTATCGAAACCTGAGTTCGCAGCGACGCCAGCGGGGCCGCCGAGAGACTGAATAAAGCCTTGGAACATATTGCGGCGAATCGTGCCGAAAGCACCCAAGGAGCCCTCGACATCCTTCTGGTTGCGCCACTCTTCGAACTCGGCTTCAGCCGTATCCATCCGCGCGTCGATGGCACCGATCTTTCCATTGACGGCGGCCGTCAGGTTATTAGCCGCCGTAACCAAGCTGGCGATCTGAGTCTCTAGGCTCACGTTTTAAACTCCCGTTGCGTTGATCTGAGTCGCGCCGGCATTGAATGCCGCAGCGATTCGCTGGAACCCATCGGCGACACTGGCCTCGAGCGTTGAAACGCTGGCCGCCGAGGCGTAATAGGCCGGGGCATTGCCGCCGAGCAGCGAGGCGTCAGCCGCCTTGCCGGTTTTGAGCAGGAATTTCCCATCGGCCTGGGTGATGGTGTAGGTGGCGGCCTTGTCGGCCTTGGAGTCCAGCGCCGCAAGCATCGTGGCCGCGAAGTTCGGGTCGTTGCCCAGCGCCGCGGCGAACTCGTTCAACTGGTTGAGCGCCTCCGGGGCTGCGCCGATCAGCTGCTCAAAGCGCGCCTCCATCTGCGCCGGGGTCACGGTGTCGACCTTGTCGGCCTTATCCAGCAGCCCGGGCACGGTCACCATCAGGGTGACGTTGCCAGATCCGTCGAAACCGACCTCGCCGGTCGCCTCACCGCCCAGCGTCAGCAGTCGCGCGACCTTGAGCTTCGAGGCGGTCGCAGCATTGGCGCCGAGGGTGCGCAGCGGATCGTCGATATCCCCGCGGGTGTATACGTCGGCCTTATTGGCTTTGTTGCGCAGCTTGCCGTCGATCACGCCCATCAGGTTGTTGACCGAGGCGAGCAGCGTCTCGAGCTGGGTTAGCAGGTTCATCTAGCCCCCTTGTGCGGAGATAGCCCCCGCGTGGTAATCGAAAGCGCCCTGCAGATCCTCGAGCAGGGCGCCCAGGGTGGCGTTGGCGTCACTGGCCAGTGCCAGGGCCTGGCGGGCGTCTGCCTCGGCCTGCAGGGTGCGCTGCAGCACGTTCTCGGCCAGGGCGCCGACCGGCCCCTGCACGCCCGCGCTGACCACCGTCACCCGCGGCGAGAGCAGCTGGCGAACCTCCACCACCCTGCCCGCCTGGCGCACAGTGACCACCCGCTCGACGCCGCGGGTAACCACGACGCGCGGCGCGGCGCCACTCATAACAGCCCCGGCGACAGCGCCACGGATCCGCGCAGCAGGCTGTAAACGTCGCCGCTGGGGTACTCGACACGCAGCTCATAGCGCGCGCCCTGCCACTGCTTGCTGTGCTTGCCGGCCGTCTTGGCCGGGGCCAGACTGACTGCCACGGTGCCCGCAGCGCCGCCCAGGCTGATGCCGCCGTCCTCGGTGCTGCACTCCACCAGCGGCCGGACGCTGTCCGCCGGGCAGATCACGAAACGCGCCGCACAGCCGGTGACGTCAATCGGCGAGCCCGTGCTGTCCGACCAGGTCGCCTCGAAGCCGAAGGTGGTGCCCTCGATCAGATCCAGAGTCGGCCCGTTCATGCGCCGGACTCCAGCTCCATGACGCGGAACAGCAGGCCGACGTGGCGGGCCATGTTGTCGATGTTCGCCGTCGCCACCGTGGCCAGCTCCTCGGTCAACATGATGTTGAGGTTCTCGCTGCCCACGTTGACGGTCACGCTGTTACTCGGCAGCGCGGAAATATCCAGGGTGAACTTCTGCACCAGGGTGGCGGTGGCCGCCTTGTAGGTCAGCAGCTGGCCGGCGACCGAGTACACCGCCAGCAGCGTGCCACTCTCGAGAAAGAAGCCGAACTCGCCGACCTCATACTCAAGGGCGCCCTTGAACACGCCAGCGACGCGAATCTCGCCGCTTCCCAGGTCTTCATACTCGGCAATGGTCACGCGCTGCCGCTCGGCTTTGAGCGCCGTCTCGAGGCCGGTCGGGGTGTAGCGCGAGGTGCCGGCGGCAATGTGAGTGATCGCGCCTTTCAGGCCCTGGTTTTTGGCCTGCACCAGTTCGGCCAGGCCAGCGGCGGTAAACCGCACCAGGCGGGTGAGGTCTGTCATGTCTGCGCCTCCAGGTCGTAGTCGTTGATGGTGTAGTGCTGCGCGGCTCCAGCGCTGCCCAGGTCGCCGCGCAGATCCAGCTCGGGCAGCGCGCCGGCCAGATCCAGGTCGCCGACAGCCAGCGGCGTGCCGGCTGCAGCAGCGGCGCGCAGGCCGCCGCTGGTTTCATGCACCAGAATCAGGTCGAGGTTGTCGCGCTCGCTCTTGGCATCGTTCAGCCGCCGCCACAGCCGCGGAAAGTCGCCCGGCAGCCAGGGCCGCTCGACCGTAGCCTCGACCGTGAAGGTGTACGGCACGCCGGCCGGCTTCTCGTGCCAGCTGGTGACCTGGGCGCCCAGCTCCATGGACTCGACCGCATGCACCAGGGCGCGGCGCGTGCCGGCCTGGCGCTTGATCGCCCAGGCCAGCGCCGTGGTCAGGCGCAGCTCGCTTTCCGGCGCCGCCGGATCCCAATCGCTCACGCCGCGATCGGCGGCCAGATACGGCAGGAACGAGGCCGGGGTGGCCGCCGGATCCATCAGCTCGGGGAATGGCGGCTCGATGCGCTCGAGCAACTTGGCGAAAGCCAGGTCGAGGCCCGCCTCGAGTGGCGAGCGGTTGGCCGGTAGCAGGCTCAGTCGCGGGGCGCTGTCATCACTCATAGAGTGCGCACCTCGACGTTGATCTCCGTGCAGTAGGGCGCCTGGTGGGCCGCGCATTCGATGGGCGCGAGCGGCTCGAGCAGCTGCAGGCGCTCAGCGCCGGCAGCATGCAGCACGTAGTCGATCCGGCTCGGGTCGACGTAGCCCTCGAGGCGATGGCGCTCGGCGGCGTAGGCCGCCAGGGCCTGCTCGGCGTTGGCCTTGGTCAGTTGGGTGTCCGGGCCGGTGTTGATGTAGACCACCGCGCGGATCCGGTACGGCAGGATCTCGGCCGCCTGCACGATCACCTTGTCGGTCTCGGGCCGCACGTCGTCGCGCGCGAAGTGCGCCCGGGTGGCCGCCAGCAGCGCCGCGCTCGGCGTGCCGTCGCCCTCGCGCGACAGCTGGGTGACCGTCACCTCGCCGAGGGCCGTCTGCCGGCCGTTGGCGTCCTTCACCTTGGCCGCGTTGGCGTCCGCGGCGAAGGTGTAGGTCACCACCACCTTGCCCGCCTCGGGCGATTCCACGCTGACCGCGGCGCGCTCGCCCAGGGTCATGGCCTCGCGCCGGTACTGCAGGCGCGAGCCTGCGGCCGGGGCGTGCGGGGCGAGGTAGTAGCGGATCCGTGCGTCGTCATCGGTCTCGAGCTCGGCCGGGATCGGCGGGAAGGCGTTCGGATCGCCCTCGGCGATCGTCCGCCGCTCCAGGCCCATATCGGCCAGGCGGGCGTCGAGGTTCGAGCCCTCGGCCCACCAGGCCAGCATCTGCTTGATGCGGGCGTTGTATTTGCGTTCATGCGTTTGCAGACGCACGGTGAAGGCCTCGAGCGCCATCGTCAGCAGCTCGCTGTCGTTGGCCAGGGTCTCCTCGAGGCGCGCGGCCTTCTCAGGATCCCGCGCGGCCACGTAGGCCAGCACCTCGGCCTTGAACTCGGCCAGCAGGGGCTCGAACTGCTCGACCTTGACGATCTCGGGCTCGGCCAGTTGGTTGAGCCCCGGGATAAGCATGCTCACGTGACCACCTCGAAAGTCATCTTGCGGTTTTTCCAGGTGCCCGCCAGGCGCAGGCGCAGGCCGGCGCCTTCCCGGCTGGCGACCACCACCTCGGGCGTGAAGTCGCCGATGCCGTTGGCTTCGTTGTAGAAGGCGTCGACGGCGTCGGCCTGGGCGAGGATCAGCAACTGGTCGCCCAGGTTGCGGGCGAGGCGCGTCGGCAGCCTGCAGCCGTACAGAGGGCGCTTCTGGCGGGTGCCAAGCGGAGTCGTCAGCGCGCGGGTGGCGCGCTGCACGAATTGGGGCCAGTCGTCGACGGCGGCCCCGGTGTCGCGGTCTATTCCGATCATGCAGGCTCTCCACCGATGCTCGGGCCGCCCGAGCTCAGGTGCTTGTGATCCTTGCCGATGTTCTTGCCGGCGTGATCGACCAGCGGCCCGACCAGGTGGACGCCCGCGGCGTCGATACGCACGCCGCTGCCGTTGCTCAGCAGCTCGATGCCGGCCTGGTTGGCCTTGACCGTGGTCGGGCCGTTCTTCCATTCCAGGGCATGGGCGACGTGGTCATAGCTGCTTTCGGTGCCGTCAGGGTAGGTGCGGCGGTGCAGCTCGGCGCGGTCGGATACCGGCGGAAACTGCGCCGACGGCAGGCCGAGGATGGCCACCGCCTGGGCGCTGCCGTCGCCGCCGCCGTAATTGACCAGCAGGCACTGCTCGCCCACCGATGGGTGGCGCGTCTCGCTGACCTCGCCGGCGGCCAGGTTGCTGTACTTGATCCAGGGCGAGCGCAGCTCGCCGTGGCTGACCTGGCAGACGCCCTTCAACGGATCCACCGCCGCCACCGTGCCAATGCGATTGTGCCCCTCGGCACGGCGGCGCAGATCCTCGATCTCGGTCTCCAGCGCCGCCAGGCGCTCGATCAGCGGCCCCAGCTGCAGGCGCAGATAGGCGTCGAACATGGGTCAGGTCTCCAGCTGGTGGTAGTTCTCCGGGTTGTCCAGGTCGTCGACCTGCCAGCTGTACGCAACCAAGGGGGCGGCTTTTAGCAGGATCTCGGGCGTCGGCTCGCCAGGTGTCACCACCTGTTTGAACGTGGCGCCCCAGGCGTCGTAGCCGTCGGCGCCGCGCTGGAACATCGAGGGGCCGCTGCGCATCTCGCAGGGCTGCTCGCAGTTGCGCCCATGGAAGCCCCAGCGGTTGCGATCGGCCAGGCGCTCCAGGCAGGTGGCCAGGTTGACCGCCTCGAGCGCCGAGTGCTTGCGCCACCGCCCGACAACGGCGTGCAGGGTGACGGTGACGGCGTGCGTGTAGCGCCCGTCGTTTTGCCTGACAGCTGGGGTGGTGCGCTCAAGCTCGATCAGCACCGAGGCATGGCGCACCTTGCCGTCCCACTCGTCGTAGTTGGCCACGTCGACGCCCAGGCCCGCGGCATGGATGGCGTCGCCAATGGCGAAGAACAGGTCGGAGACCTGGTTAAGCGGCCTGTAGGACATAGCGCGCCTCCTGCTCGAACAGCTCCATGAAGCGCTCCATGGCGCGGCGCTCCCAGCGCTCCAGGGCGCTGACTGCCGGGCCTTCCCAGTCCTCGGTCACTTTCTCGATCGGCAAGCGCTCGCGGCCCTTGCGGCGGAAGACCAGGCGCTGGGTGGACTTCATCGGCGAGATGAATGCCTCGTCGTACTCCCGGTGGCCGACCTTCACGCCCGTGCGGGTCTGCCTGGGCGTGCCCAGGTAGTGAACGCCGATCGGCTGCAGGCCGACCCAGAGCTTCACCTCGCGGGCCGTCGACTGGCTGTAGATGTTGTAGCGGTGCCGGATCGGGCTTTGCGTGATGCCGAGCTCGCGGGCGATCTCCCTCGAGCTATGCGTGCGCAGCCACTGCGCCGTCTTGCGCAGGGCGCGGGCGGCGGCGACGTCCAGCTTGCGCGGGGCGTCGGCGATGGCGCGCTCCACGTCGCCCCAGCCGTCCACCTCGAAATTCAGTTGGAAGCCTGCCACTTTCCACGCTCCCCGGCCGGGGCCGAGCGGTCACCGTAGGAGATCAGGGTCAGCAGCACGCGCAGCCGGCCCAGCGGCTCCACGTTGGCGATCGAGTACTCCGACCCAGCGAGCACCGCCTTGGTCAGCTTCCAGTCGCCTGGGGCGTCGCCCCGGGCCAGCTGCAGCTTCACCTGGTCGGGCCTGACGCGCAGGCTCGAGGCGTTCGGATCCACGCCCGACCGATACAGCCGGCCGGATCCGTCCGGCGCCCCCTCGAGGGCGCGCACGGTGCGCGCAGGCTGCCCGGGCTCGAGCAGCTGCACGGTGGTACCGAACTCGTCGGGGTCGAAGAAGTCGCCGAGATCCTCGGCGCCGATCACTTCTTAGCCGCCGCGGCCTTGGCCTTTTCCAGGGCCGCGACTTCATCGGCCAGGGCCTTCTTCTGCTTGCCCAGGTCGTCGACCTCGGCCTGCAGGGTGGTGCGCTGCTGGCCGAACTGCTCGATGTCGCTTTCCAGTGCCTTGAGGTCGCCGGCCAGCTCGGTCTTGCGCTCCTGCAGGCGATCGACGTCGGCGAGCAGCTGCGCCTGGTCAGCCTGCAGCTGGGCGTCGAAGTCGTCGGCGGCACCCTCCTGGGCGCGATACTCGGCGATCTCCTTTTCGGTCGCGTCGCGGCACAGCTTCGAGCCGAACCAATCGTTACGGATGGCGCGCTCGACCTCGAGCGTGGTGTTTTCGGGGATCACGTCACCGTGCACGGTGAGATCCGTCAGCAGCACCACCAGGGCGGTGCGGGCTTGCGTGGTAGACATAGGGGTCACCTATTCAGGGAAAGAGGCAAAACGGGGGCCGGAGCCCCCTACCTGCCCGCTTTCAGGTTCGGGTTAGGCGGCGGCTTTCTTGCCGACGCAGAAGGCTTCCTTGCGGCGCACGGCGGCGTCGACGTCTTGGAAAACGCGCAGCATCAGGCCGTCGCTACCAGCCAGGGCATACGGGTCGGGCTTGAGATCCAGCACGCCCCACAGGCCGCACACCAGCTGCGAGAAGTCGCCGTAGAGCCAGTCGTCGGCCGGCATCTGGTTGGTCGCGTGGGCGGCGTAGCCGTTGACCTCGCCGCCTTGCCAGATCCGCTCGCCGGTATTCTCGAAGACTTGCTTCCTCTTCGCGGCGCCGCGCTGCACCGGGCTGGTCAGGTAGGCCAGGCCGCTGCCCTCGACGTTGAAGGTGGCCGCTTTGGTCTCCATCTCGACGACGGAAGCCCAGTCGATGCCCCCCGCCGGGTAGGCCACCGACGGCAGGCCGACCTGGTTCAGCAGGCCCAGCGGCTGGTTGTCGGCGCCGGTACCGCGCAGCATGGCCAGGTCGATGGCAACGCCCAGGCCTTCGACCAGGTCACTGATGATAAGCGCCTCGACCGACTTCGCCGCCTGCTTGCGCAACTTGCGGGTGACCGGGATCGCGCCCGCGATGGTCTTCGGCGACAGCGCGATGGTGGTCAGGTCGAAGTCGCTCGGGGTGACGTTGTCGCCTTCGCCCAGCCAGTAGAAGTTGGAGCCGTTGACCTTCTTCGGCAGATCCAGGTCGCCGACCAGGCCGCCGAGCATGCGCATGCCCAGCTTGGCCATCATGGTCTTGTTGCGCAGGATGTCGATGAACTGGTCGACGCGCAGCTCGGTGGCCACCAGCTCGCCGCCCTTGCCCGCTTCGCCCTTCGACATACCACGCACGAGCAGGTCATGCGGCACGAAGAAGCCGCGAGCCTCTTTCTTGAGGGTGTCGGCCAGGGCCAGGCTGACTTCGCGCTCGAGGCCGGCCTTCGACCAGTCCTTCTCGGCATAGGCGTTCAGGGCGCGCATCAGCGAGAACTGATCCATTTCCTTTTCGGTCATGCCCATGCCGCGCGCGGAAACATCCTTGACGAAGCCCGGCAGGTCGCGCTCGCCATCCTTCGGGGCCTTGGGCGCGAGCGGCTTCGGCTGGCCCGGCATGGCGCGCTCGAGCAGCACGGCGCGGAATTGGTCGATCGACTGGCCAGAGCTCACAGCGCTGGCGGCCAGCTCGCGCTGGTTGTAGCGCTCGCCCAGGATGTTGATGTCGGCGATGCGCTGACGCTCCAGCAGCACCGGGTCGGTGGTAACGGCCGGCAGTTCGCGCTTTTGACCGTCGGTGTTGGTCTCGTCTTTCGGATCCATTGAAATGCCTCGAATGGTGATGGTGTTGGTTGTTGCATCGTTGGAGCGCCCCACCCCGACGGTCGGGTCTGCAGGCACGGAAACGCTGGAAACCTCGTAGGGCTCCCAGCGGGTAACGCGGTAGTGATCGAGGCCGTTCTCCGAACGCTCGAGCACCATTTCATGCACCAGGTAGCCGCAGCTGATGTTGCGGCGGATGTTGTCGACGACGTCCTGCCAGATCGGCTCGGCCTGCTCGCTGCGCGAGAAGCGCACGCGGGCGCGGATCTTGCGATCAGCGTCGAGCCAGGCGTCCTCGACCACGCCGATCTGCCCCGACCAGCTGTTGTGCTGCAGCAGCAGCGGCGCGCCATTGCGCAACCTGGTGAGGTCTATCGAGTCGGCCGAATGGTCGAGCACCTCCATGCCGAACCAGCGCCGCACGCCGTATTCACTCGAGACGGCCACCTCGACGGTGCGCTGCTCGAGATCTAAGGTGTCGCGGTCGACAGCCAGCACGCGCTGCAGCTGCTGGCCCTCGATCTGGCGCAGGACGGGCATCGGCTCCGCGCTATTCGTCGTCGGCGGCTTCTTCTCGGCCATCGTAGGGCTGCTCCTTTTCGGTTTTCTTCGGATCAGCGAGCAGCCCCTTCTCGCGGAGCAGTTGCTCCTCGGCCTCGATCTCCTCGAAGACCTCGTCGGGGTCGTCGCCATTGAGGCGGATGTAATAGCCGCGCGACTTGGTGCGGTTGGCGATGCTCTCGGTCGCCGCTTTCGAGTCTTTCAAGGGGTCGACCCAATCCCAGCCACGGGCCTGCCATTCCTGCTCGCTGCAGCGGGCCAGATCGCGCGGGGCGATCTTGATCGCGCCCTTGAGCAAGGCGCAGTTGAACCACTCCTCGCCCACGCGCTCGAGCAGCTCACTGATGACGAACTCCTGGCAGCACTTGTAGAAATCGCGCTCGTCCAGCTCGCCAGAGCGCAACGAGGAGTAGCTGACGCCCTCCAGGTCGTTGGCCAGGCGGTTGTAGCTCGGCCCCAGGCCGGCAGCGCCGCCGCGCAGGGTGTCCTTCACGAACGGCGCGTAGTCGCTACCGGGCGAGGCATTCTGGTGCGGCTTGTAGGTCAGGCCGTAGGGCAGCACTTTGGTGGTGCCGGCCTCGACCTCCTCGAGCACGGCGACGTCTTCGCCCTCGTCGGGCGGATCCAGCCACTCGGCGTCCTGCTCGTAGAAGCCGGTGATCTTCGCGCCGTGCTCGGCCTTGACCAGGGTCGCCGAGCGAAACTCGCCCAGGTGATGGATGTCCACCGCCGCGGCATGCGTCCAGGTGAAGCCGCGGGACTGGTGAGGCCGCCACGGGTCGAAGGTGTGGATCAGCTCGCTGGCCGGGATCCGCTCGTAGCGCTCCTCGGCGCGACGCAGGATGTCGCCGGGGTGGTCTCTCAGCATCCAGTACGCGACCGGGCGCTCCCACTCGTCGATCTCGACGCCCATCCTGATGCGGTTGCCGTTGTCCAACAGCTCGTTGAGGTGCAGATCGAGGCGATCGGCCTCGAGGATCTGCAGCGCGAAGCCCCAGCGGTTCGGCCAGTTGCGCACCAGGCGCACGAGCACCTCGCCATCGCGGGCCAGGGTGTCGAGCCACAGCCAGGAGAAGGTGACGTAGCTATAGCGTCCGGTGACGTCGAAGACGCCCTTTTTGCAGAACTTGCGCCACTCCTTTTCGATCAGACGCCGGGTGATCCGGTCGGCCTTGCCGTCCTGCAGCACAGCCTTGGACTGCAGGCGAATGCCATACGGCCCGATGACGTTCTGCCGCAGCAGGCGGTAGAAGCGCTTGAGGTAGGAGGTGTTGATCGACTGCTCTCGAGCCCGCTGCCGCAGGGTCTCGTGGTCGGCGAAGATCAGCTGGTCGGCATCGGTGCCGCTCGTGCGGCCCGACCAGGCCTTCGCCAGGCGCCCGCCGCTGGCCATCTTGAAGCCACGGCGCCGCCCCACTTGCGGCTCGATTCGAGCAGCTGCAGGCGATGGGGCACCGCCCAGGCCGAACAAGCGGCCCAGGGCTTTCAACGGTTGCATAGGCTACCCCATGGACAATTTGACCACCCGGCCGGTCGGCCAGCGGCGGTTCTTCTCGCGCTGCAGCTCGCGCCGGTACTTGCTGCGCAGAGCGTCGAGGCGCTCGATCGGGATCCGGTCGAGCCGCATGCCGTCGATCTCGTAGCTCTGCTGGTCTTTCGGGATCCGCTTCTCGAGCGCGGCCTCGATCAGCGCGAGCATGCGCTGGGCATGGCTGCGCGCGTCCGATGGCTCGGCCGTCTCGAGGTTGGCGCCGATCTCCAGCGTGCCGCTGTCGAGCGTCAGGCGCTGGCCCGCCTTGATGGCCAGGGCCACCCAGCGATACAGCCCTGGCGCCCAGCTGGCGGTTGTCTCGGCGGCGATCTCGACCCGGTACGGGGCGCCCGCCTGGGCCTCGATCACGTGCCGGTCTGGCCCGCTCAGCACATAGCGCAGCGACCAGCCGGTCGATGCCGGATATTCCGGCACGTCGCGCTCCCAGGCGACGGAGTCGCCCGCGTGCAGTTGTGTCGGTTCCATGGGAATGCCTCAGCCGCCGGCAGCGATCACCGCCGGGGCTTCCTGATGATGTTGAAGCGGGACTTGGCCTTGGCCTTCGGGGCATCTGCCTTGCGGGTCGCCGCGGGCTTGGCCACCGGCTTGGCGGCCTCCTCGGCTTCCTGCAGATCCTCGGCCGGCTCCTTCTGGTCTGCGTCAGAGACCGGGACGGGTTCGTCGGGCAGGCGATCGGCCAGCGGGCCGGCCTTGATCGCCTCGCGCAGCTGCGCCTTGGTCAACTGGCCCGTCTTGCGACGGTGCAGCTTGGCGTGCATGGCCATGATGTATTGCATAGCCTCGCAGTCCAGGTAGTGGTTCTCGCCGACTTGGTGGAACTTGCCCTCCCCTTCGCGCCACTCCTCGCCGACCAGTTGCTTGCAGTAGTCGTCGGTGACCTGCTGATGCAGAAGCCACCAGCCCGGGCGGGTGTCAGGGCGACCGAAACGGCTATGCACCCAGCGCTTGGCCAGGGGCGAGTCGAAGGCCCAGCGGGCGTCGCCGCGCTTGCGGGTCTTGCCCTTGCGGTCGACCTCGACCATTTCCTTGCGGAACGGCTTGTCGAGGCGGTCGCGCCCGCGCAGAGCCATGGCCCTGCCCTTGTGCTCGTTGATGAAGCGGTAGACCTGGTCGTCGCGGTAGCCGATGTCGATGCCGGTCTGGGTGATCGGGTGCCCGTCGTAGTCGGTGTCGATCAGCTCGCTAAGCTGCTCCCAGACGGCGTCCTGGTCGGTCTCTCCCCAGAGCTCGCCGTGCTCGAGGAGCATCGAGCCGAGGCCGGCGTACCAGGCGCGGATCACGTACACCAGGCGGTTTTTCTGCACGTCGATGGTGCAGAAAATCCGCAGCGGCTCGAGCAGCAGCGCGCCGGCTTGATAGCCGAAACACTGCGCCCGAACCTCCTCCCAGGTCGGCACGTCGCCGGCCTGGGCATAGCACTCGCCAAAGCCGGTGTTATAAACCGCCTGCAGATCCGCCGGATCGTTCGACAGCTGCGCGGCGAGCAGATCCTTTGCCAGAGCGCCGTAGGTCTTTTTCGAGGAAAACGAGCAGAGACCGGACGCCATGAATGTGAAGTGCGTCGAGCCCGCGGTGTCAGCAACCCCGATCACTTCGCCGGCCTTGCTGACCGACTGCCCAGGCGCCACGGCGACGCCGCGGGCGTTCATGGTCGGACGCCACTTGCTTTCGATCATGCAGCCGTGCGAGGGGCAGGTCAGCCGGGCCGACTTCTGCGCCTCGTCGGGCGTGCATTCATTCTCTGAGCCCTTGCCAGGCCACCACAGCAGACCAGACCAGGGGATGAAGTACTCGCCGCACTCGGGGCATGGCACGGCCCATTCGTGACGGGTGCCCGACTGCCATAGCCTCCAGACTGCAGAGCGCACCGCCTTGGTCGGCGCGACAGCCCAATGCTGCAGCCCCGACTTCTCGTGCTTGTACTTGCTCACGCGGCCATGGGTCGGCGTGGCGGTGTAGCCGATTTTCGAGCCGTCGTAGGCGTCGCCGCGGCGCTCGACCAGGCTTACGGTCGAACCTTCGCCGGTATTAACGATGCGATCGACCTCGTCGACCATGATTAGGCCGGCCGAGTCGGCCGACAGGCCAGACGGCGAGCCTGCCCACACGAAGCGCAGCTTGGTGCCGGCGATCCATTTAACGAACATGCTCGAGCGATTCACGTCGAGCTTGGCCGTCAGCGACTCACATTCGGCAATCATGTCGTCGAACTTCGGGACAACGGCGTCTTTCAGCAGCGGCGCCGTGGGCGCGATGTACATGATCGGCGTCGGATCTTCATCGAGCCGATGGCCGATGATGTTCTCCATCGTCACCGACTTGCCCATCTGGGTGGCCGTGATGAAGGTCACCCGGTCGAAGCACGGCTGCGCGAACGCCCAGGAGACCGGGCGCATGTACGGGTTCACGTCAGGGTTGAACTTGCCAGGCCGGGGCGAGCTCGGCGGCATGATGCGCTTGTCGCGCGCCCATTCGTCAGCCGTCCTCGGCGGCGGCGCCTGCACCAGATTCGAGACGTAGTGAATCGAGGCGACCAGCGTCTGCAGCGAAATCGCGTGCACGATGTTCGAGGCGCTCGGCTGTAGCTGCGCGGATACTCCGCGTTTCCTCAAATAGTCGAGCTCGGATTGCGGCAGGGTCATCTATCACCGCCAGGTCTGCAGCGCATCGGCTCGGCAGTGCGTCGAGCTGGGTCGAGTAGACCGCCGCGATGCTGGTATTCAGGGTCACCCAGGCGTCGATCGGGATCAGCCGGCCGCGCACCTGGTCAATTTCAAGCTGCAGCTTTTCGCGGCGGGCACGCTTGAGCAGCCGATCCTCGGTCGAAGCCGAGCCCGCGCCCTCGTCGTCGTCGCCCTCCTCGCCCAGCTCGCGCCGAACTTCACGGGCGATCAGCCACTCGATGGCGGCCTGGCTGTCGATCTGCACGGCCACGCCGCGGCCACCGCCGCCGCATGTGGGCAGGCCCTCCTCGATCAACTTCGAGATCCAGCGCTCTGACTTGCCCAGCAGGTCAGCCAGGTCTTTCTTGCTGATGATCTTGGCCATAGGGGAGAAAGGACTAAAGGAAAAAGGTACAAAAGCCCAAAGGAGAAAAAGTCCTTTCTGACTTTTTCCCTTTTGGCTTTCCGGTCTTAGGGTCGAGGCCTAGCCGCACCTGGCCGCGAGGTCAGTCGGGCGATGCAGGCCGGCAGGCCTCGAGATAGGAAGAACGGACTCGACTCGCGAGCCCAAACACGCGCGAGGCCCGCGAGTTTCACACCCGTGAAGGGGGAGGGGCCGGGGGAGTACCTAAACCCCTGGCGCAGCCTCGATTTCAGCCTTCGGGGCTTTGCAGCGCGAGCACGGACAGACCGAATCGGTCGGATCGAGCACGACGACGGCGCCGGGCTGGCACTGCCCCTGGCATTCTGCGCAGGGCGCGGTCTGATGAATCGCCACGAACGGAACGGCCGAGGCGGCCCATACGTCGGCCAGCTCGGGCGGCATGTTGGCTGCCACCTCGAGCACCTGGTCGAGGCCGCCGAGCTCCTGCAGATCCAGCAGGTTGCGCTTCAAGCGGTAGCCCTCGAGCTCCCACAGCTGACCGCGGGCCGCATCCTTAGCACGGGAGATCGCGCGATTGCGCCCGACCATCTCGTCGAAGTTCGCAGCGCTTGCAGCGCCAGACTTGCCCAGGGCCACCACGATGTTGCCCGGGGCGATGGCCGCCGCCACCGTCACGGTGGTGCCGGGGATCACATAGGTGTGGAAGCTCAGCTGGTTGACCAGGTCGTCGATCTGCTCGGGCAGCACGCGCGGGGCGGTCAGGCCTTTGGCCAGGATCTGCGCCTCGAGGGCCTTGTCTTGTTCGCTTGGGGTCATGGGCGGGCCTATTGTGGCTGTTTGCTGGTGATCGCCTGGTGCTCGCGCAGGTACTCCTGCAGCTTGCTCAGCTGCTCGGCGTTTGCGTGGCAGGCGGTGTAGTTTTCGGCGACGGTGCCGGCGACGGCAGAGAGCGCAACTCCCGAGGCGGCTTCATCAGCAGCGCCGGCAGATCCAGGGGCTGGCAATCCTGCCGCGACTGCGTCGTGCAGCCGGACAAAACCAGCAGGGACAGGGCAAGCGCGGTCGGCAGCTTCGGAGACATAGATGGGCACCTCTTTGATGATGGCCTGGCCGCGCTTCTCGATGACTTGAACGCGGTCGACGTACTTGGTGACGACGCGGTCGCGCACCGTGCCCAGCTGTCGGCCTTGCTCGAAGGCCTGGCGTAGCTGCTCGTGCTCGAGGGCCTTCGCCTGGGCCTGCTCGTGGCTTGCGCCTCGAGTCCAGCCCAGGAGGTAGATCAGCCCGGCAATGACCAGCAGGCCCGCGAGGGCGGCGATTCTCGACTTCATAGGCGCACCAGGTAGACAGAGCGCTGCAGCTCCCGGCGCACCGGAATGCCGCGGCAATTGTTTTTCGGATCCCGGCAATCGAGACCGGCGACGAACATCCAGCGCATGAACTGCTCGGCCGCGCGTTCGTGCATGCCGGCCTTGGCCAGCTGCAGCAGCGTCGAGCGGGCCAGCGCGCCTATGCCCACGTTGTAGGCAAAGTCGGCCATGGCGATCTTGGCGAACAACGGGGCGTCTGGCGCCGCGCGCATGACGTAGTCCACCGCCTGGCCAAGGTCGGCCTGCAGGTAGGCCTCGCACTGCTCAGGCGTGGCCACGTCGCCGCGCCTGACGCCTTTCGTGTGGCCGGTGCAGATCGTCCAGACGCCGCCGGAGTCGGGGTAGGCCTCGTAGACCGTGCCCTCCATTTCCGGCGTCATCACCAGCAGGGCGGCGACGATGGCCGCGCGCTCAACCGGCGCCGGCAGGCCCGTTTCGTTCACCGTGAAGCCGGCCGCGGCAAGCGTCAGGGTCACCGCGGCGACCATGCGCTTAATCAGGCCCTTCATGGCTCCACCTGGCGGCAGGCGGGCGGATCTCGGCGGCTGCGCATGTGGCGCACGAGCGGGATCAACCAGCGGCGCACCACCAGATCAAGGAACAGGCCGGCCGCGTACAGGCAGCCGAAAACGAGCGTCCACTCCTGCAGGGTCAGCCCCCACAGCACCAGAGACGCGCCGAACGGCGCCGCCTTGGCGGCCTCGATCTTGAGCGCCCCAGCGAGCGCGACGTCGTCAGCAGCAGCCATGAGGCGGCCTCCAGAATAGAAAACCCCGCACGTGGCGGGGCTGGGGAAGTGCAGGCCGTGGCCTGCATGAGGAGAGAAGGGGCGGCGCCTGCCGGCCGGGAAATCCCAGCCCTGCAGCAGGCCCGCCAGGTAGAGGGCTTACATACATGCCTCCAGGTCGGCGAGTAACGGAAACGAAAAAGCCCGCCAAGAGGCGGGCTTTAGTCGTTTGTATCGCAGAGTGGTTAAATTACCCTGGGCGCCCTTACTTTTGCAAGGGGCCATTTGCACATTTTCGCAAAAGGCCGCTTTGGCAAATGCACTTTTGGCCATTGGTACAATTGACCTCGACCGGCTCGGCGTCAGCCTTGTGCACGATGTTGACGTAGCCGGCAGGCTCTCGCGACCAGTAACAGTCGGCCTCCTCGCGAACCAGCGGCACCACCTGGCCGACCATGGCCGCGTACCACATGTGCGGGTCGCGGCAGTTGGTGATCCTCAGCGCGCGCGCATTCATCGCGTAGCCCTCGCCCAGCCGGCCCGGGCGCCCTCGAGCGAGCCATAACCATGGTCGACGAAGTCGCAGCACGGGCAGCGACTACCCCACTTGCCTGCGCTGATGAAGAAGCGCGCCACGCCCTGCCCTATGCAGGCATGCAGCGGCATATCCTCGTCGTTGACCAGGTTCCAGCTGGCCAAGGCCCGGCTCTCGCTTGGCGTCGCCTCGCCGCGGTTGTTGCACACCGGACAGATCCACATGACCAGCCCGGTGCCCTCCTGCTGACGCCTTTCGGGCGCCACCTGGCAATGGATGCAGAGCACGGCGGCCATGGTCAGTCCCAGGAGCTCGAGGAGCTCGAGCTGCAGCTGCTCGAGGAGTCAGACCCCGACCAACTCGAGGAGCTGTCAGCGGCGAAGCTGCTCGAGCAGCTGGCCGAGCGGCGATCATCATCGAGCACGGCGGACATCAGCAGCGCCTGGTTGACGCCCAGCGGGTCGCCCTGGTGTACCGGCGTCGAGTAGGCCGGCGACGGGCTATAGGCCGGGGGCACCGGCCGGGTGCGGGCCTGGTCGAGCCGCGCGGCCTCGAACTGGCGAACGCTATCCAGAGACTTGCGGGCCTTGCGCGCCAACAGACGCCGCTTGATCCATCCGAACATACCTACCTCCTCACTTGTCGTTGTATTGCTGCAGCACCGCCCGCAGGGCCTCCTCGTCCAGGCGCTCGAGCGCCTCGAGGAGCGCCTTCCAGCGAGGGCGCCAGTGCTGGTCGTAGTTGCTCGTGGTAACGCCCAGCAGCTCGGCCAGGCGCGCGGCCGAGTACAGCTCGGTACCGGCGTTCGCGTAGCGCTTGCCATGCTGCACAGCGAGGTGCGCCAGACCCTTGGCCTTGGCCAGCGTCTTGGCCTGCATCTTGCCCAGCCCAGGGGCCACACGCGCCCACAGCTCGACCACTGCGCCGGCCTCGTCGGCCCACTCTTTCGAGTCGGCGTAGGCATAACGCAGCCAGTGACGGTAGGCCGGCGCCTGGGCGGCCACGATGCGCACCAGGCGCGCGTCGTCGAAGGCGCTCGGCGGCAGCGGGTCGGAGCTGGTCTTTTTTTTGCGGGTCTCGCTGACAGTCACGCGGGTGGTATCCCTGGCCAGGCTGGCCACGTAGTCGAGGGGCAGGCGCTTGGCCTGGCCGCCGTCGGCCGGGCACTCGGCCAGCTCCTCGGCCCGCCAGCGCGGAAAAGCGTCACGGGTGCAGCTGGTGTCGTAGGCGCCCAGGATCTTTTGCGCCGGCCTGTCGTCGCGGTAGTCGCCCGGGGCCAGGAAGGCGAACATCAGGCGCTCGCGCAGCCACTGCAGATCCTGCAGGGTCACCTCCGGCACGCGCCAGGCGCGGCGCGGGCGGCGGGACAGGGGGGCGGCATCTTCCAGCTCGACCCAGCCCTCAGCCGTCGACGGAACCAGCGCGACGTGGCGGATCTCGAGAGCGAAGGTCATAGCGCACGCCTCCTGGCCAGGCAGGGGATGCCAGAGCAGAGCGTGCAACGGCGCGCAGCGGCGAAAACCGCCAGGCGCGCCGCGTCAATCTCCCGGCCGCATGCCGCGCATGAAGGCCTCGAGGGCGAAGCCGAGCGCAGCTCGGCGTCGATCAATTCCGCCAGGGCGACAGCATCGGCCTGGCTCAGCTCGAGAGGGGCAGGCTCATGCGTCAGCATCGGCGACAACCTGGTGTGACGGCGGTGCGATCAATTGCGCGAAAGCGTGACTGTCACGCGCTGCCAAAGCGGCGGCGCCGTGCAGCAGCAGGGTGATGGCCTCCTCGGCCGCCTGGGGGCCGTCGAAGCCGCCGGCCTCGATCACCGCCTGCAGGGCCTTGACGGTGCCCTGATACAGCTCGAGCGGCACCTTCACGGCCTCAGCTTTCAGCTTCGCCTGGGCCTCGCGGGCGCGTTGCGCGCGCTTTCGGTCGCGCGCCAGGCGGCGCTCGCGATCCTCTTTGCTCTCACCTGCAGGGGCGTGGAAGTGGTCGTGCAGATCCGCGCCGGTCGGTACCGGGGCGCCATCCTGGGTCGCAAGGCGCAAAGCCGACATATCAGCGGCCCTCGATCTTGCCGAGCACCAGCAGCGGCAGCGGGCGGCCGGTACCCGTCGAGACGGCGATCATCTCGTTGACCATCGCGGCGATCGCCTCGGCGCCTTCGCGCAGCATGCGGTCGACGGCGGCCGGGTCGTCGGTGCGGTCGTAGCGTCCGTTGTGTGCCGGGGTGGCCGCGGCGATGAAGTCGCCGAGCTCGCGGGTTACTTCGCCCAGGCGTGCCTGGGTGGCCTCCAACGCCATGCCGCCGACGAACTCAGGCAGGCGCACGTCGAAGCAACCGGCCATGGCCAGCAGCTCGTGACGCGCGGCGCGCTGGTACTCCTCGGGCAGGCAGGACAGCCAGACCCACTTCCACTCGAGCGGGAAAGGCTGGGTGCCGTGGAAGATCCGCGCGACGCGCATGCCCCAGGCCTTGCGGCTGCGCAGATACTCGGCGACGTCCTCGGGATCCCCGACGGGGTCAATCAGCCCAGCGGCGGACAGGGCCGGCGCCAGGCGCTCGCTGGCGAAGCGTTCCAGCGACCACTCCGAATTGGTGAACCAGCGGCTAGTCTGATCGACAACGATCTCGCGTTCCGTTCGCATAGCACGTTTCCTCTCGATGGTGGTCGCATGTGGGGTTTCCCACATTCTCAACATATAGAGAAAAAACGCAATTAAATTTCGCTATTTAGAGTGCCAATGCTCGGCATATCTAAGGACAATAAGCAATGGATTGAGGAGGAGATTCCATGCAACGCGACTACCGAATAGGCGCAGCCATAAGGAAGCGGCGGCAAGCCCTTGGCTGGGGCCTACAACGACTGATCGACGCGGCCGGGGGCGATATGTCCACCGGCTATCTGTCTACCCTAGAAACGACGGACGTCGCCCCAAGCGTCTACGTCGCCGACAACCTGGCAAAAGCCCTGGGCACGTCCGTGGATACGCTCCTGGCCGAGGCCCGCGACCCTGACAGCATCACCCCGCCGGGCGAGCCGGCCCAGCGAGTGCCGCTGATCGCCTGGGAAATGGCCGCAGAATGGGCGCGTAACCCCGACGCCAAGCGCCTGCCGGCGGGCACCTGCTGGATCATGCCGAGCGAGACGCCACCGGGGAGGGTGTTCGCCCTGGTCGTGCGCGACGAGCTCATGCAGGCGCCGACCGGGGTCAGCTTCCCGCGCGGCTACACCATTTTCGTCGACCCGATGCGCAAGGCGGCGCCTGGTGACTTCATCATCGGGCACCTGGGGGATCCGGCCTCGCCGGTCTTCAAGAAGCTGACCAGGGACGGCGCCATGCTCTACCTGCGCGCCCTGAATCCGCAGTTTCCGATGCAGCAGGTTGGTGATACTTTCGAGGTCGTCGGGGTCGTCGTAGGAGTGCGGGCGACGTTCGACAAAGGAGAGGTTCTATAAAAAGAGATAACCGGGCTTCAATATTTTGAGATTCCGGCTTACAGTAGCGGCGCTTTCCCGCTACGAATTTTGATTTTGCAAGGGGCCAGAAAAGGAAAAGGCCAGGGGGCTTTAGCAACCCCCCGGCCTTCACGATTGACGGCACCAACAACCGGGCACCTTCACCGAGCACAAACGTTTGATCTGTTTAGCGGGCAGACAAACGAAAACAGAACTTGACCAGTTCAGTGCTCAGTTTAGACCCGGCTGGTGGTGCGTCAATCGTTTGTACCTTTTCGCCTTTGTACTTTTGGCCAAAGGGACAAAATGACAAACGTACAACAGGGCAAGGGGCTAGGGGCCTTCTACAAAGAGCGATTCAACGCCGACCCATACGCCCTCGCCGACTACTGTCACGACGAGATCGCCGCCGCCGCGGCCGACGCCTACGTCGACTGGTCTTCAATCTGCAACGCCATCCACTACAACGGCGAGCGACTGAAGAAGTACTCGAAGGTCAAGATCAAGGCCACCGACGCCAAGTACAACGGCAAGGTGATGGCCTGGGGCGACCTCAAGACCGCGCGCGGTAACGCCGAGCTCGAGGCCTTCGACTACCCCTTCCTGACCTTCTCGAACAACGCCAGAAACCCCAGCACCTGGTCGGGCTTCGCGGCCCTGGCCGAGATCTACGAACGCGAAGGCGGCAAGCTCACCGACTCCCGTCACCTCGAGTGGAAACAGCGCCAGGAGCAGCGCCGCGCCGAGCGCGAAGCGCGCAAGCTCGAAGACGAGCGCCAGGCCCGCGAGAAGGCCGAACGGATCCACGCCGAGCGCCTTGCCTATGACCGCGCCTGGCTGACTGGCGAGACCTGCACCTTCCTCTATGAGCACGGCGACCAGATCCGCGAGGGCACGGTCGAAGTGATCGGGGCCGAGGATGGCACCGCCCCGTACCTGGTCAAGAAACAGGTCGGCGCCATCGCGTCACGCTTCAAAATGCAGCGTATGCGTGACCGTCACGGTGTATTCACAGCGGTGCCGATGCACGACATCGACGGCAACTTCCTGGGCCTGCAGCGCCTCTATGCCGACAAGAAACTGCAGGGCACCGGGGTGAAGATGGACGGCGCGCATTGCGTCCTGGGCGACCTCGAGAACGCCAAGCGCCGGTACTCGGCCGAGGGCTTCGCGACCGGCGCCAGCATCTACCTGGCCGAGCTCGAGGCCGGCCGCGGCGACGAGGTCGCCGTGGTCATCGCGTTCAACGTCGACAACCTGCTCAAGGTGCTGCGCGCCTACGCCAAGCGCTACCCCGCCTGGCGCTTCCACAACGCCGCCGACAATGACCAGTGGAAAGACGGCAACGCCGGCCTGCTGGCCGCGCTCGAGATCCACCGCGACCTTCACCACCAGGGCATCGTCCCGAACTTTGCCGCCCACCTCGAGCTGCTCGAGTGCAGCGCTCAGGCAATCGCCGAGCTCAGAGCCCAGAACAGGGCGCCCGTGATCGGCTTCTGCGCCGAGGAGCTCGCCGCCTTCAAGGCCGCGGGCAAAGGCCCCACCGACTGGAACGACTACCACTGCCTGTTCGGCCTCGAGGCGACTGCCAAGGCCCTGCGCGCACGCGACAGCGTGTTCCGTGCGGAAAAGGACTGGTTCGCCTACTGCCTGCAGCGCCTGCAGTACAGCGGCAAGCGCCTGGGCGAGAAGAACGCCATGGCCGCGGTGGCGGCCGGCATGATGCTCTCCCCGATCAAGTACAGCTACGACCAGGTCGTGCAGGCGATCCTCAAGGCACTGCCGGCAGCCGTCGACAGCACCAGCCGCTTCAAGATCCGCAGCCGCGCCCACTGGCTGGCCAAGCAAAAGCTGCAGCAGGCGCGCCAGCTGCGCGGCTTCTCCACCGCAGCGCTGGCCAAGCCAAACGTGCAGCACCTCAGCATCGAGGGCGTGCGAGCCGCGCACGGTGGCATCGAGCTGCCGGCGCACATGGCCGCCCTGGTCGAATCGCTCGAGGGCGTCATCATCGTGCGCGCGCCGATGGGCTCGGGGAAAACCGAGAAGCTGATCGCGCCGCTGATGCAGGCCTCCAGCCGTGCCGCCTACGTTGCGCACCGGATCTCGCTCCTCGATGACGCTGCCGCCCGCCTGGGCGTCGAGCACTACAAACAGGTCTTTGCCTGGCAGATGCAGCACGTCTCGCACCTGGCCTGCTGCGTCAACAGCCTGACCAAGCCCATGTTCTACAACGCCGAGGAGCGCAGCTGGTTTACCACCCTCGAGACGCTGTGCATCGACGAGGCCAGCCAGGTGCTGCGCCACACCACCACCGGCCCGGTCGAGGGTCGGGTCAAGGTCATGGATGCGCTGATCGACGCCGTCGGCGCCGCCAAGCGCGTGCTGCTCTGCGACGCCGACGCCAACGACAGCCTGATCGAGTTCTGCGAGCTCGCTCGCCCAGGCGAGACGATCACCATCCTCGAGGTCGGCGGATCCGCCGAGCACATCCGCATCGACCACGCCGAGGACGAGGCCGTCTGGCAGCTGGCGATCGACAACGTGAAGGCCGGCAAGCGCGTGCTGGTCGCCAACGACTCGGCCGAGTCGGCCAAGAAAATGGCCGCCCTGATCGAAGCCATGGTCGAGGAGGGCGAGATCAAGCCCGTGCGCATGCTCCTGGTGCATGCCGACAGCAAGGCCGACCAGGAAGTCGAGGCCTTCCTCTGCAACCCCAACGCCGAGGCGATCAAGTACGACGTGCTGATCTACTCGCCCGCGATCTCCTCGGGCGTGTCGATGACCACCCCGCACTTCGACGCCCACTTCGGCCTGTTCAGCGGTAACACGGTCGGCCCGTCCGACGCCGTGCAGATGCTGCGACGCGACCGCACCGCCCGCCACTACGTGATCGGCATCGGCCACACCAGCGCCCAACGCGAAACCGACCGGGAGAAGATCTGGCGCGGCCACATGAAGGCCGACGAGGTCGCCTGCGAGTTCGAGGAGACCAGCGAGGAGATCATCCTGCGCCGTCGCAAGACCGCGTTCGACCACCTCTACCTGGCCACCGTCACCGCCGAGAACGCGGCCCGGAACAACTTCGCCAACAACCTGCTGCTGATGCTCTACGCCGACGGCTACAACGTGCAGCGCCTCGACATCGCCGGCCTGGGCTACGACGAGGAGGCCCTCACCAAGGAATCGCGCAGCAACCGCAAGGTGGCCGGCGCGATCGTGTTCGACAAGCGCATGGATCTGATCGAGAGCGTCCAGACGCCCGACGAGGAGCAGTTCCTCAAGCTCAGCCGGCAGGAGGTGCGCAGCGAGGCCGAGAGCGCCCAGCTCGACCGCTACCACATCGAGCACCAGCTCGGCGTCGACGAGATCACCGCCGACGACGTGGCCTTCTACGATGACCGCGGCATTTCCAAGGTGGTGGCCATGGAGCTGCTGCAGGCCGACGAGGAGCAGGCCAGGAACTACGACAAGGCGCAGCGCAAGGCGAAGGTAACCCTCACCCTGCACCGCTGGAAAACGCCCGCGCACGCGCTCCTGGGGCGCGTCTTCGAGATCCTCGGCGTCGATCGCTTCACGGGCGAGGGCGAGTTCACCTCAGAGCAATGCCGCCAGGTGCTCGAGTACTTCACCACCAGCGCCGACCAGGTCGAGCTCTACAACGCCCTCAAGCTGGGGCGCTACATCCCCAGCACCAGCGCGCGCATGTGCGCCACTACCCTGGTCAAGTCGATTTTCGAGCGCCTCGGCCTCGCTATCACAAAGCGCAAGACGAACGGTGTGCACTTGTTCTCAGTAAACCCGGACAATTGGCAGTTCATCATGGCCTATTGCCAGCGACGCGCAGCGAAGAACGTCCACTCGCTGACCACCCACGAGCACGACGCGGCCCACCAGCCCAAGCTCGCGCCAGAGCCCCAGGCAGACGCCCAGGCCACGCCTGGCGCGGCTTCCAGCGACAGGGATACTTTGCAGTGTGATGGTGTAAGCGAGAGTGGAAAGTATCCCTTGAGCGTGCGGGAGAGGATCTTCGCCGTTGCTTCTCGCTTCGCCGCACCCGCCGGTATCTCGCTGACGCGACTCGTGGGGGCGCTGACGCCGGAGGTGGCGGGCAGCCTGGCCAAGCCGGGAGCGGAGCAGAGCAGAACACTAGGGTTCACCCTTGCGTATGCGGCCAAGCTGCTGCGATCCTAGGGCTGTGATACTGTACAAACAACCAGTAATGGCCGATTGACACAAGGGGAGGGAAGTACCTTGCAATGCCGTGAAAAGATGGACAGAGCGTCCGCCAAACTCAGCCGCGCCAGGTCGGCGCTAACGCTGGCCATGAAGGCCGGCCCCGAGGCAACCAAGGGCGAGCTGCTGGACGCAGTCCTAGCCGCCCTCGAGCACATTGATGCCGCCGACGCGGCCCTGGGAGATGAGGAAACGCGAGCAGGTCGGCCGGGGCATATAGCCCCGGCGACCGAGGCAGGTCACCCGCGGCTAGTCGTCGCCGCCACCTGCAGCGCCTCGTAAGCTGCAGCCCGGTCGGCCCCCTCACCGCGCGCCACCTCGACGCCATTCACGCGGGCCACCGCCACCCACTTGCCGCTGGATACCTCGCTGACCGAGATCCGCGGCTTAGCCTTCACCACCTCAGCCGGTACAGCCGGGGCGATCTCCTCGACAGGTCGCGCCGGACTGGCAAGCGCCTCGGCCGCCAGCTCGAGATACTCCTTGATGACCGGGCGGTAGCTGCCGACATTGGTCGCGATCGCCTTCTGCGAGATCCGCGCCTCGGGCGCCGCCTTCACGGTCTCTTTCACCCAGCGGTGGATCTTCTGCATCGCCTCGCGGCCGGCGATCTGCTCGTGCTCGTCCAGGGCCTCGAGCGCCTCGAGGCGGCTGCCGTATTTGCTGGCCGGCGCCGCCGGCTTCGCCGGCGGGGTGTAGTCGATTTTGAAGGCCTTGTAGCTCTCCTGGGTGTCCATATCCTCGTGGCCCAGCATCTCGCGCCAGAACACGGTCTCGTTGACCTTCGCCCAGCGGGCGTCGCGGGTGAAGTGCAGCTCGAAGACCACCCGCGCCCAGATGGCGCGGCTATCCTTGAAGACCCGCTCCTGGTTGCCGAATACGCGCTTGGCCTGGGTGTTTAGGGTCTTGGCCACCCGGCGGTTCACCTCGGTGTTGTCCAGGTGCTGCAGCTCGAGCACCTCGGGCATGCCGCGCAGCTTGGCGAAGGCCTCGAGCACGACGTCGGCCTGCAGGAGGGTGTAGATCCGGTAGCTGTCGCCGTAGTCCACCCCGCCCCGGCGCTTGGCCTGGCCCGAGAACTCGAGCTCGAACTCGCCGACCTTCTCGAAGCGCGCCAGCTTGAGGATCTCCACCTCGCGCCGCCCGGTCGCCAGCGCCAGCCCCAGGGCCAGGTAGGAGAAGAAGGGCACCGCGGTGCCATCGGCGCGGATCTCGGTCGCGGCCAGCAGCTCGCGGATGGTCTCGACCAGCCAGTGGTAGTTGATCGAGATGGTGTTGGTGGCGCGGTGCTCGAGCGTCTCGACTGCGTCGGTGGCCAGCTGGGCCTTGGTCGCCGCCGGCAGGGTCAGGTGGCGCATGATCTCGTGGTCGAGCTTCATGCCCTTGACCGCCTCGTAGGCGTCGTCGTCGCGATCCTGGCGGATCTGCGCCAGCAGGTCGCGATGGGCCAGGCGCAGCTCGGTGATGTCGACCAGGTCGACCATGGCCAGCAGCTGCTCGGCATAGCGCGGGTGATGCTTGGCCAGGCGCTGGGCGCTCTCCTCGATGGAGTGGTGGCGCCAGTTCTGTGCGGTGATCGCCTTGCGGACGGTGGTCAGGTAGCGGCGGTAGCTCGAGGCCTTGAGCTTGTCCGCTTCCTTGCGGCGCCGATCCTCGTACAGCTTGTTTTTCAGGCGATCGGCCAGGCGCGCCAGGCGCTTGGTCTTGTCGCCCCGGCTCAGGCTGTCGTCGCTGTCGATCGCCTTCACGTCCTCGAGCAGCTTGTCGATCAACGGCTGCAGCTCGACCTTCTGCCGGGTGGCCCCGCCGTAGTTGCCGAAGCTGACCCGCTCGCGATGGTCGATCGCTTCCTCACCCTTGGCCGATTCCGTCACCTGGTCGACCGCCTTCTTAGTTGCCGCTTTCTTCGCCATGGTCTTGCCTCCCGTTTGGCATTCACCTTTAACCCTAGCGCGCATTGTACGCCAGTCAAACATACACCACAAGCCCTAGCACATCATAACATACACCCTTAGCCATAAGTCACGATGATGCACAGTGGTGGATAGGGCCAAGGGTGCATGCACCTTGGCCCCATTCTATA